CTGTTAGTGCAGAAACAGACGGGGTTACATTGTTTGCGACAGAAGTAAGTTTAACCTTAAATCTAAACGCTCTTGCACTAAGGTCTGCAACCTTAATTGCGCTGTAGTCAGACCAAGTAGGGGAACCCGCTGGATCATCCTGTGTTGTAGACACAAGTGTTATGATGTTAGTGTCCGAGAATTGACTGCCGCCACCCAAGTCATCAAACAATCCGGGGGCATTATCGAACAATCCCGGCTGATCGTCAAACAAACCAGCAGTATCATCGTGTCTTGTCGTTAGACCACTAACGTAAACACGACACCTCTTAACTGTACTGTCGCCAGTTTCGATGTAGTTACTAAAGAAGTATTCACCTTCAGAGGGTGCTGTAACATAATCGTCAATACGAAGCTCATTGCTAACAACCTCAGTGTTTGTCTTAGTACCAGTGAAGGAAGGGCTGTCTGTAAGACTTAAGGTATTAGCAAGAGGTTCAATATTAGCTACAGGTACGACTACAGACGTGTAGTTAACTGAGGTAATACCAGACTTATCTACAGCTTTAACCATGTATGTACCTGACCTAGCTGGAACAGACACACTAGACGCTGGCCTAGATACCTTATCAACATACGTCAGAGCATTACCCCAGCTTGCACCAACCAGATCAGGGGAATATCGTATAATGTAATACGACAGATCAAGATCAGGTACAGCTTGCCAGTCCAGCGTAATAACTGGGCCATTAACTTCAGCTACAAGACTTGCAATATCTGACGGTGGCTCAAGTAGACCAGAGGCATTTATGTCATCAAGTTCACTCCAGTCACCCTTGATACCAAAGGTGTTGATAGCCCTAGCTCTAAAGTCATAGTTACCATCTTCAAGGTCTATCGCCTCAAACTTACCGAGTTGTCCAGTGCCAAGGGTAATGTAGTCTGTGTCAGACGATAGCTTAAACTCAGCCTCAACGTGGTCAATTCTTTCAGGCGCACCAGAGGTAACATTCAGAGTAATGATGTTGGTTAGCTTTTCACGGATAACCTGAGTTCTAGTAGTGGCTGCCATGCCCACCGAGGGAACATCAAATGGCGACAAGAGGGTTGTGTTATCTCTCTCGTAGACGACACCATCATCAACTTCATCGTACACAGATTCAGCAGTTTCCCGTAAGGTCATCTGTGTCTGTAGGTCAAGACCGTCAGTTAGACCAAAGTTCCAAGCTATAACTTCAAACTCTTTGTTAGTCCAACCAAAGCGAGAGTTAGTCAAGCGGATGTTATCCCCAACTTGTACTTGCAGCGTCTTTAGCCCAAAGGAAGCACTAACAGTAAGTTGCTGTCTATTGCGCTCCAGCGAAATTCTAGCAATGCGTCTAGCTTCAATAGAGTTATCTGTAAATGGTAGGTCAACATCAGCTACAGATTCCTGTCCATTATCAGCAGTTACAAAATCTGCACTAGTTACTTGTGGGTAGTCTGTGGTCTGCCAGTTGCTCTCTTCACCACGGAATGTACCCTTTACAGTATTGAAGTTATTCCTACGAGAGTGACGTGTGGATACGCTAACACTAGAACGAAGGTCATCTTCGTTAAGATCAAGTACAGGTGTAGTCCAGTAAGCTGGCTTCATTCTCCAGCTACCCTGAGCATACCATAAGCTACCGTCCATAGACGTAAGCATACCGTTAATCATATCATAGGGTGTAGAGGCTGTAGTGAAAGCACCGTTACAAGTATAACGTGTTGTACCCGCATCTGTGTTAGTCTGGTCACATACGTTAGCAGCAGAAATGACCAGAGCATCATCAATGTTAGCTGTGTCTTCAGCTATGCCATAAGAAGATGTAAGGTAATCTCTCAGGCATAAAGCTGGGTTATCTGACCATGCTGTCGTTGATGTACGGGGGTCATAGACCTTCTTACCACTAACGGTAGCTGTGATCTCAGGGATGCCATTAGGGAATACGTCAGCATCAAAGGCTAACCGTACATACATATAAGCAATACCACGGAGCCTGTGTTGTGTCGTCCAGTGTACAGATTCACTTACGAGAGAACTATCGGCAGCTTGATCGGAAGCACCAAGGTGTAACTTGATACGAACCTTACCACTGTACTTGCTTGGGGAGGTTACATTACCACTACCGTCCAGCGTAGCTAACTCATCGTTGATATAGATTTCATCAAAGGATTGTATCTCATGTCCAGCGACAGCAACAATACGGTGCAGGTATTTATTGTTTTCACCCGTAGCTTCATCGTATATACGAGCGCCACCAACACGCATCTTACCATAGATAATCTGGTGGTCTAGTGCTGTACCGATAGCTGTAGTTTGATAACCACGGTTAGAACCACCGATACCTCCAACAGAAGGCTTAGGGGTAAGTGAGCGTAAAGCTGCCGCACCAAGTGCTACTGTACCAAAACCAACGGCCCCCAGTACGAACAGGGAACCAGTAGCTAAACCAGCAGCAGCCATAACGGTGCCACCTATAGCAACCAGCGAATAACCAATAGCAATAGCACCACTAACAACAACCATACTATAAAACCTTCTCGTATTTAGTTTCTATCTCATGGTATCCCATGCGAGTAAGAAAGTTTCCAATGGGGTTCTTCACAGAGGAAGATGCAACGACCCTATAGATACCGTCTTCTTTCATGCAAGTCTCTACAAACTTAAACAGTCGTTTACCTACTGTAGACTTCCTGTAGTCCCTGTGAACATATACTGCATCATAATAACCCATTAGGTCAAACTTTGCTGTAAGTGGTGTAATGACAAGCACAACAAAGTAGCCAATCAATAACCCGTCTTTTCTAGCCGTAAAAAACTTAAGGTGTCCAGCTTCCTCTAAACGAAAGTATTCATCCCAGTTGATATGAAGTTCTTGTGTAGGGTGTCCTGACTCTTCCCACTCAAGGGTAGCCAATGGAGCAACTTCGTCTTCAACCTGACTAAGAAACTCTTGTTGATACTTAACCATTAGTTTCTGCCCGACCCCAAGAAATCTTCTTGTCTTGTAAGTCTTCAATAAAGTCTAATCCAAGATCACCGGGGTAAATTGACTTCTGATAACCAGAGGTAAACCTAGCTACCCTAGCTCTCTCCAAGTCAATAAGTTTGTTCTCAACCATCATTTCAATCGTAGCTGTGTCGCCAGCTTCTTCGATATTCATCTGATCCATGTAACCTGAGAATAGCTCGTTAAGGTTAGTTGACATATCCTCTAAGTTAATCCTTGAGCCATCCTGTAGGAGAATGTAAGAAGACGACTCTTGGAGTATGCTACCCTGTAGGAATGTACCAAAGTATATCTTGGCTATACGCCCTTGGTAAGGCTCACTGAGGGCTAAAGAGAGTAGCTCCGAGGGAATACCGCTAAGGCTAATAGAAGCCCCCTTAACGGACATCTCAGAGGTTTCTTCGATAGAAGAGATATTGAGGAGTTGACCAAGGCCAACCCACTCAGTTCCATCTGCAAGAACTAATGTCCCCTGACCCGTCCACATCCTTACGATATTACCATCAAACCTAAGTTCAGTAGCGAAGAAAGGGTAGACTACATTCTCAGAGATGCTCTGTATTGTATCTGGGTTTAAATCACGGGACATTAGAACCTACCTTACTCTTCTGGTGTATCTTCCGATGAGGCTTCAAGAGAGCTTGCCAGCATATTAACAAATGCCTCACGACCAACATTGAGTTGATCTAGGTTAAACTGAGAGGAACTCAACTTACGATCCAAGTCAGTGATGTGGTTCAGCATAGTTTTCTGTGCGTCAGTAAAGTCTTCGATGTTGTATTCGATGTCGTTGACAGTGATGAGGTTCTTTTCATTTTTACTCATAACGGTTTCCTTTTAAGTTAAGCCCAAGGTGTTCCAGAGGCTTCGGTTGGGTTTGCCATTGCATCAATCTTGTCAGCAATAGCAGCTTCAGTGTCATCTTGTGATACACTATCCCACACCCAGCCTTGAGCCATTGCTTCAGTAACATCAGCATAAGCTACAAAGTCAGGGGAGGATGCGTCAGGGGTTAGCCCAACAGTACCATAAGATGACGCAGAGTTGTCACCGTCTACGCCAGTGCAGCGCCAGTGAATTACGTTAATACCGCCAGATGCAATGTCGTGTTCGCATGTGGGGATAGTCCAAGTGTAGGTGACAGCCATTGTTAGCCTCCGTTGGCTGCGATTGCAGCATTGGCGGCAGTCATATCTTCTGTAGTCCAGAAGTCTTTGGCTACCATTAGCTCCAGATGCTCAACATTACGAGCAACTGTGTCTGTCCAGTCAGCGTCTTCCATGCCTTCTGGCTGACCTGCGTTTAGCAAGTCAACAGAGTGACCCATTGCTGTGTAGTGCTGTGCGATTTCTTCTGTAGTTGGTGTATCAGTCATGTCTTTCTCCTTTTCTGACTGGTTACGATTAAGCGTTTTCTAGGGCAGTTACTTTTGCCTCTAGGGTTTCAATCCGATCCATTGCCTCTTGCAGTGCCTTGACTGCTTTCATGTAGAGAACAGAATAATTCACAGACTTAGTGACGGTTCCCAAATCATTTCCACTAGCATCATAATCTGCCGTATCATAAACCAGACCCGCAGAAACCGTTTCAACTTCTTGTGCGATCAAACCAATCTGCCTATGCGTTTGACCTTCAATCATGTTGTAGTTGCGAACACGCAGGGCTTTAATGTCATCCCACTGAGGGTTTGCGTCTACAATGTTTTCTTTTAGCTTTTGGTCAGACAGTGCGGTATAGCTGTTGTTTGTGTTTTGGATGTTTCCGTTTGTCCAAACCCTTAAGGAAACTGTGCCGCCTGACCCTGTTATATTTGTCGCACTGTAAACACCTGTCAGTAAAGCAGTGGATGTCCCAGCACCAACACTATTTATTAATGACATAGTTCCAGTAGACTGCGAATAAAAATTAGTCGCACCACTAGAGTTATTACTCATCCTAGGATTACCATCCCCATCCGACAACACGATGTTGTTGCTTGAGGTGCGGATGTCCAAGCCGCCTTGGTTGCCGTTGTAGGAGCCAAGGATTGTATTCTTCGAGCCTGTTGTTATTTTACCGCCAGAGTATGTGGAGCCAGATGTTCTTGCCCCAATAAAGCAGTTGTAGGAGCCTGTTGTTAGATCGTCACCAGCGTGATCCCCAACCAAGGTATTGTTTGTACCTGTCGAAAGAACCTGACCAGCAAAACCGCCTATTATTGTCTGATACGATCCTGTGGTTGCTTTACCAGCTTGATAGCCAAGAAATACATTTTCTGTACCAGTAGTATTACTATACCCAGCCTGATACCCAACGGCAGTGTTGTTGCTGGCGGTGGTGTTTGAGCGTAAAGTATTGTCACCAATAGCCGTATTGTTTGCACCTGTCGTATTTGCACCCAAAGAGTTTGCACCAATACCGATATTAAAACTTGCTGTGGTATTTGCATCTAATGCACCTTCACCAATCGCAACAAGTGATGTGCCTGTGGTGTTGGCGTATCCCGCCTTGTAGCCAAAAAAGGAGTTATTATAAGCAGTATTACTGTACCCAGCTTGATACCCCACAGCAGTGTTGTTGTTTGCGGTGGTGTTGGAGAGTAGAGATTGATAGCCAAGTGCAGTATTGTTTGCACCTGATGTATTTGAGTACAAAGCACCCTGACCAAAAGCATTGTTCTTTGTACCCGATGTATTTGAGTACAAAGCACTAGAGCCAACAGCAGTGTTTTCCGCACCAGTAGTATGGTAAGCAGCCTGATACCCAACTGCCGTACTGTTATTTGAAGTGGTGTTATTGCGTAAGGCATCACGACCTACAGCTACATTTTGTACACCAGTAGTATTACTATACCCAGCCTGATACCCAACCGCCGTGTTGCTGCTTGCGGTGGTGTTGGAGGTGAGTGCATCACGACCAACCGCTACGTTTGTACCGCCAGTAGTGTTTGAAAATAACGAAGCTGTACCCAAGGCGGTATTACTACTACCTGTAGTTATGTTGTAACCAGCTTCGTGTCCGATACCTACATTGTACGTTCCATTATTTATGTTATTGAGGGCAATACTACCCAACGCCACGTTGCCTGTACCAACAGGATAGTTCCCGTCCAGCTTGATTGTGCCGCCATCGACTGACACGTTGCCAGCTACGGTTAAACCCTGTGAAAGGGTAGGAGCGCCAGTACCAGCCTCATCTGTTATTGTGTCTACCTTAAGGGTACTCATTACATAGCTCCTATAATAAATGCGAGAAGCTCAGGGTAACGAACACCAAGCCTAGTACGTTCCTCGCCAGTTTCTTCGTCAGTCCAAGTGCTAGAGATAAACATGGCGTAACGACCAGCATCTAAGCCCTCAGCAGCGAAAGCATCCTGCAAGTCCTGTGCAATAATACCGAAGTGGATACGGGCATCGTCACCCTTTTCAGCTACAGCATCCTGCCAGCGGAACTTGCGGAGTAGACCCTTGCAAGCCTGTGCTACACGAGTTTCAGCATCGGAGAGAACTTCGATGTCCTGCTTCTCGTTGCGGTCAGATGTCTGGATTGTGCCGTTGGTGGCATAGATGTCTTCGAAGCGAACGCTTGAATGTCCTAAGTCAATAGCACCATCTCTAAATGCGTTTGTTGACACATTGAAAGGCATTATACCATCAGAAGAATCAGAAAACTTAAAGCCCGTATCTCCAGTACCTATCGTTAAGTCATCCCCAAAAGTCCCAATACTCCCCACTTTGGCGATGCCTTTTAAAAACCGCAACATTTCACCATCTGTAGATGGTCTAGTGAGGTATAAAGAAACGCCTTCTTTAGTTAGGAACTGATAGCCATCGCCGAATATCTCTGCACCTTCCGTTGTCGAACTAGAACTCGTCTTACCCACCAGCAAGTTACCGCTACTGTCGATGCGCATGCGTTCTGTTGAGTTTGTACCAAAACGCATACCAACATTCTCATACACAATATGGCTCACAAGGCCATTGCTTGTATTCTGGTCGATAATATATCCAAATCCTGAACTAGACTTTAATCTAAGGGCAGGGTTTGTTCCAGCTACATCAACTTTATAGGTAGGCGAATGCCCAATCCCAACATTACCGCTGCTGTCGATGCGCATGCGTTCTGTTGGTGCTGAACTGTTGTTAGGCTTTGTTCCAACTATGAAATGCCCATCATTACTACCACCAGAGCGTTCACCAGCAATATACGCATAACGGAACACTGTAGAACCCTCTGAGGTTCCAGTGCCATCAGCAAACTCAACTCTGTGGTTACCTGTTGATGGGGTATTACTATTTGTGATACGAATAATAGCATCTGAGGATGCTGTTGCTTGGTTTACGTGCAGTAGTCCACGGGGGGTTGTAACACCAATCCCAACATTACCCCCAGAGGTAACAGCTAGTTTTGTTGAGTATGAAGAACCAGCTGTTTGAACCTCAAAAGTACCATTATTATCACCAAGATACACATTGCTACCAGAACTATCTTTAAGGCCAATGTATGCGCCTGTAGAGCCAGTTCGCTCAAAAACAGCCTTTGTTCCAGAGCTGGAAGAAATGTGAATGTCATTTGAAGGCGAACTCGTCCCAATCCCCAACCTTTCAGCACTCGCATCCCAGAAGAACTTTGGCGTGGTGCCTGTGTCCTCGTAGAAGCTGATATCGCCGTTGTTGGCTAATTGAAAGCCTACTTTATTTTCATTTGTCTTTAACTGTATGACACCATCATCTGTGCGAATAACTAAATCGTTGTCATTTGTGCCTATAAGGATTGTATCTGTTGCTTGAGGGTCATTAAATTGAATTGTGCCGCTATTATCCACAGTCAACCCATCGCTGGTCAAAGTCCCATTGATGTCACACCCGCTGCTGGTGGTGGCGAATTTGCCATTTCCATCATAGTAAAGATAAACAGGGCCATCTTTCTCAAAATAACCCATTACTTTAGCATTACTGCCACTTGTTAATCTAACATCTGATCCATTTGTATCTAAACCTAGAAAGCCAGTACCAACATCTCGAATGTTACTATTTGCTGTATCGTGCCAGATCTGCAAATCTGACCCAGCGCCGAAGATAGCTTTGTCGTTGTCTCCGAAGGTTGCGTTGCTAGTTGTATTAATGCCTGCAAATGTAGGTGTATCACCTGTTCCAAGGCCGAGGGTTGTCCGGCTTGCAGAGATAGACGCAACGTCAGACAGGTTGTTAGCACCAAACATAGCGCCAGACAGCGAGGCATATGCAGCAACCCAGAGACTACCATCATACACCTTCATGATGTCGTCAGTCGTATTAAAATACAAAGCGCCTGAAACCAGTGCATCACCATCGTTATCTACAGTTGGGTCGGAAGTCTTCTGCCCTAGATAACGGTCATCAAATGAATCTAGTGCAGCAAGCGCAGCGTCTTTAGATGCTTGAGCAGATGATGCCGAAGACGCAGCAGCCGTAGCCGATGTCGCCGCTTCTCCAGCCTTAGTTGTTGCAGTGCCAGCGTCAGTGGATGCAGATGCAGCCGAAGAGGCCGCGTTGGTTTGGCTTGTCGAAGCATTAGATGCGCTTGTAGATGCAGAAGATGCACTAGCAGCGGCGTTGGTCTCAGCGGTTTCGGCATTGGTCTCTGCGGTTTCAGCAGCAGCCTGCGCAGCAACACTAGCTATACGAGAGGCTTCACTCAGTGTGGCGCTGTTCGAGCTATTAGCGGCGCTGTTGGCAGAATTGGTCTCGCTAGTAGATGCAGCCCCCTCACTGGCCAAAGCAGCAGCAGCACTTACCGAAGCTTCACCAGCTTTAGTTGTCGATATACCCGCCTGAGTTGTTGCGGTAGATGCGCTTGTTGCCGCGTTGCTTTCCGATGTAGCGGCATTAGTCTCTGAGGTAGCTGCATTTGTAGCACTTGTTGCAGCCTCAGACGCTTTAGTTGTAGCAGTTGCAGCATTTGCAGAAGCATTTTGAATGTCAGTAATGTTTGCAGCGTTTGTGTTTACAGAAACAATAGAGCCAGCAACAGTGCCAATATCAGCTTCATCAGCAGCAACAGTATTAATGTTTGAAGAATTGCCTGCAACAGAAGTTACGTTAGCTGAAATGCCAGCAACAGTTGTTACATCAGATGAAATGCCAGCAACAGTTTGTATAGCGTCAGTTGCATCTGTTCCGTCCTCAATGTCAGCAAGCGTTGCAATGTCACCGGAGATAGACGCTAAGGTATTACCATCAGCAAGAGTTGCACTAAGCTCTACGTTACCCGTTGTTTCATTAAAGCCAACTAGTTTGCCTTTGCGAGTATCAGCATCAGGAAGCTCTAACTGTGGATTAACTTCTGAGTTAGGCGCAGAGATAGATCGGCTAGCCTTATCCTTGTTATCAGCAGCAATAGCGGTGAGCGTATCTAGCTGCGTGTTAAGGGCGGCGCGGTTAATGTCTACACCAGTTACAAAGTCTGACGTTCTTTCAATGGCAATGCTACGAGAGATAACAACAGTTGATCCACCGGACGCACCCGTCACTGATATTGTAACTGTGCCTGTAGACCCGTCACCACCGCTGACTGTGTAATGGGTAGTGATAGTCTTCAGAACATCGTCAACGTAAACACTAAGGTCTGCATCATTAAAGAACTCAAAGGGTACAGAGAAAGAAGTCTGAGTTGCCCCTTGAGCTACTGTGTAATTAACTCTTGCTGCGTTGTTTGAAATATCAATTGTCATGTTTGCTCACCTTGTTTTCTCCGTTATGGCACGAAGTGTCCGACTTGACCAACGCACAAAATAACTAGGACAGATTAACTTCCCCATCCCCTTGTTAATTGATTAACGTCATCTTTAATAAAGTAGTTTCTCATAAACGGCAAAGCCCTAACCGCATCCTTAGCACCCTCGCCAAAGTTGCCGTTAATCATTTCGTTTACAGATTGCATCATATCAAGTCCCCATGAAGGACCAGCGCCAGCAAAGTTACCTATTGCATCTATTGTACTAGGCTCTTGAGGAAACTTAGGGCTAATGAAACCGTTAGTAATATTAGGACCAGCAAGAGCAAGCGTTGTGTGCATAGAGGTGTAAAACAAATCAGAATATAAAGCAGCTACACCACTTGTATCAAACGATCTTGCAAACCTGTCTCGCCAATCCATCTCGTCCCAAATGTAATCTGGAGTTCTTATGCTCAAAGAAAGATAAGCAAGACCAAGCATAGTAGTTATACCAATAGCTCTGTTCTTTACTTGACCTGAGGCAAT